CGGATGGTAGTTTCATTGCATGGAAATATCACAAGGGCAATGATCTTAGCCAAGACGGTTGTTTGTATGCTCGAAAATTCAAGCTCGATACGAATGATGCCATTTTTGAATCAATTATAAAACTAATTACATTAGAAACAACAGAATTTACAGCATTACAAGATGATAATGCTATCGCTGATTTTATCATACAAGAGCACAGAAGTAATTAGTATGACTGAATCCATTTCCATTTCTGTTGATGTTCAATCTGTTGTTGAATGGATGGAATCAACTTGCCCAAAGTCTGTTGGATTTGCCGTGTCATATGGCCTGAATCAGCTTGCTAACGTAATACAAGATCGAATCCGACAAGGTATTATTGCACGGTTTAAGTTACAGCGTAAAACCTGGATACTCAATCGCGTATATATTAGCAAGCAAGATCGAGCTAGCAAAACTGATTGGTCGGTTACCATATCCATTTCCGAACCACGCGATATCCTCTCCAAATTTGAGTATGGCGGTGAGCATGTGCCATTTGAAGGACATAACCATTTGGCTATACCGAATGCCCAAGTATTCAAATCCGTCATTCGTTCAGATGACCCTTTGACTATTCGCAACTTAGCAATCAAAGAAACAAAACCAAATCATCTTCAAGGATTGTATGGATCGTTTATTGTTAAGGATAAAACAACCGGAACTCCGTTGGTTTTACAGGATATGTCAGCCATTAACTATAAAAACGCTGGCAACCTTAAGACGCTGAAAAAGTTAGAGCGTGGCATGAAAACCAAAGATCCACGTATTGGTAATCGCATTCTCTACACTCTGGTTAAAAGCTCTAAAGTCCCGGCTAAGTTAGAGTTTATAGATACGGCTAAACAGGCCATTGATGCAAATTGCAACACTATTATGTCTAATGCTGTTCAAGAAGCTATACGTACGAGCAAATAACGATATTGAAATAATTAGACTTATTGCATTAAGGAATTAACAAAATGAGGCATTATAAAATTAAGGAATACCAGGATAGTAAGTGGCAGTGCGCGGGTCCTCCTGAACAAAGGTTTGTTTTCGGGTATCGAATCGAGCTTGGTTAGAACCTACACACTGATTAAAAAGTAGTCAAATTCCTACCAAAAGAGTAAACAATGGAATACAAAAGTATCTCACAAGCTGAATTAGCCAAAATCCTTGAGGTGACGGCCCGAACCATCCGAAATTGGATCCTCGAAAATCAGGATGGAGATTACCCGTTCCCCATTGCCGTCAAGAGCGTGAGCAAAACCACAGGAGACAAATACAACCTGTCCCATGTTGTCTCATGGCTAATGGCGGATGCAGCCCGTAAGGCTGTCGCAAAGCTGGATGCCAGCGATGTGAACAAGGATGCGGCTAGCCTGCGTAAGACCTTGGCTGAGGCTGAGCTTAAAGAGATGGAGCTTGCAAGACGCAAGGGGGAGCTACTTGAGGTTCAGGACATTGAGCGCACCTGGACGGGGGCGTTAGCACGGTTCCGCTCCACCCTGCTAGGTTGCCGGGGCTCCCTGGCAGAAGACGTGTTACGGCTTGAGCACCCAACTTTCCCGCTGGTGGCTGAAATCTATGATGGGTATGTTTACCAAGCATTAACCGAGTTGTCAGAGCTTAAAGATTCAGAAGCCCAATCAGAGGTTGAGGATATTGAGATTGAAATTGAGAAAAAATGAAAGCTGTAGACTTATTGAAACGGGTCATACCCGTGTTGAGACCTCCGGAAAACCTTAGCCTGTCCGAGTGGTATACCCGTAATATTGTATTCAGTGCATCCGCTAGCCGCAGGGCAGGGCGGTTTGACCCAACGTTTGCACCCTTCCAAAAGGGCATACAGGATGCTTGTACAAACCCAGCGTACGAGAAAGTAGTATGTATCAAGCCGGGCCAGAGTGGCATAACAACCACCGTACTAGCTGGGATGATGCTTTACAGTATATTTCAAGAGCCAGCACATATCCTGTACGTAAGACCGAGTAATGAAGATGTACAAAAATTCAGCAAGAAAGAACTGAAAAATCTATTGGATGGTAGCCCAAAACTTCGCGGATTTTTTAAAGAAAACAAAGGCAAAGAAAGTAGCAATACTATCAAACAAAAGCTGTTTCCTGGTGGATCCCTTACTTTAGTTGGCTCAGGCTCCGCTGGAGCATTGGCCGGTTTCTCAGCCAAGATCGTATTAATTGACGAAGTAGATAAGATGCTCCCAATTCCGGGGGTAGGCAACGTTATTGATTTGGCAGAAACCCGCTCCAAGACCTTTGCCGGTTATGGACGTAAGCTCATCTATATTAGCACACCAGAAATATCAGGAATGCCGAATACGGTCGAAGATCTATATTACAACAAATCAGATATGCGGGAATGGTTCAGCCCTTGCCCTTATTGTGGAGAGTATCAGGTTGTCAAATGGGAAAATGTAAAGTATGGTCACTGCACGAAAACTTTGGATGATATCTACATTGAATGCACAGCCTGTAAGGGCCATATCTCAGAGCTACAGCGTATGCCTATGGTTCGTAAGGGTGAATGGCGGATCACCAATCATGATCCGGAACGGGCAGACTTCCCCGGTTTCTGGTTTTCAGACCTGATTAGCCCATTCAGCAGTCTCAAGGCTATTGTGAAAAGCTGGCTTGATGTTGGCTTTGATCAACTCAAGCTAAAAAATTTCATTAATGAAACTCTGGGCGAAGCATGGAAACAAGAAATCGAAAATAAAATTAGTGAAGATACGCTATATGGCCGTAGAGAGGTTTATAGCCATCGGATCCCCTATGGGGTTGGGATGTTAACCGCTGGCGTAGACGTACAGGATAACCGTTTGGAATACAGCCTATGGGGTTGGGGGGCTTCGGATGAATGCTGGCTCATAGAGCACCGAATCATTCAGGGATCCCCTGGCTTGCGTGAGGTATGGCAGACCTTGGACAAGGTTATCCATCAGACCTATGAGCATGAGTCTGGGGCTTTGATGACCATTGATCGGGTATGCGTGGATACGGGAGGCCACTTTACCAGCATGGTCTATAACTACTGCCACCGGAAGCACCCGCTGATTGTGCCCATCAAGGGATCCGGCCAGCCTGGAGCACCCCTCATACCCGCCAAGGGCACCCCCAGTGGCCCACGTAACATCATCCGGTTTGACTTGGGGGTAGATGCAATCAAGGATCAACTTTTCGGGTATCTCTCCAATGCGGAGGAAGGCCCCGGCTTTGTCCACTTCCCAGAGCATCCGTCCCCAGAGCATCCTGAAAATGACTTGGAATATTTTAAGCAGCTTACCGCTGAGGCACCGGCCTATAAGTTTGTCAGTGGGCAAAAGACCAAATATTACAAGCAAATCAGAGCCAGGAATGAAGCCCTTGATTGCTTTTGCTACGCTTATGGTGGCTTCAAAATGGCTAATTTCAACAACATCCTTGATGCCAAGCTAGCAGCATTGGCATACAAACCAGTTAATGAGTCTGAAGAAAAGCTAAACATAACGGTTGAGACTCGTACGATGCCATCCCCAACACCTGAGAAACAGCAGGAAACACCTAAGCCACAACCTCAAGCACCTATTCAAACACCAAAACCATACCTTTACACACTCGCGGACAATTCCAATACGGGTTGGCTCTAAGCCAAGAAGTTATCTATAGATGATAATCTCTGAGGCAATATGATTGAATCCGTAGAAAATATTTTTCCGATTGAAAACCTTAGCCTTCAGCAGTCTGATACGTGGGATATTATTGTATATCTACCGCTATTCTCACCACAATCGTTTACTCTAACCTATGTAATGGTTCCAAGCACGGGAGGAACGCCAATTAGCTTTAGCTCTGTCCCATGGGCTAGTAATCCAGCCAAACATCAATTGTTATGTCCGTCTAGCACTACAACTACTCTAGTTCCAGGCCACTACCAAGCTCAAGCCTACCTTACTGAAATTGCCAACGGAAACCGAACAACTATCTGTGACACGATACTAACCATCATTTCTGATTACAGCATCGTTCAACCTACGGTTGACAACCGTTCATTTGCTGAGCAGATGCTAGACGCTATCAAAAAGGCCCTGTTGGGTGATCTTGGAAATGGGGCAACGGTTGAATATTCGGTTGCTGGGCGAACGTTTAAAGCCAATCGCGCAGAATTAGAGAAAATGCGTAAAGTCTACGAATATGAGATTAGGAAAGAAAAGGGTCTACCCATGGGCAACGCAATTTATTTTAACTTTTAAGCATTGGACAATATATGAAGATTTGGGAGCTTTTCAGTAAAAAGCAAATCGAAAAAGAAACGGCTAAAGAAATGCCGGTTGATGGTAAGAAATATATTGAAGCTGGACAGCTTGACCGGATTAGCTCTGACTTCTTTGGAACATTGCTTTCCCCTAATCAGGAAGTGCGGCAGACATTTAGTCTCATTAGGGGTAGATCCAGAGAGCTATACGAAAATAGCCCGGTGATGAAGAGCTACGTTAACATTCTACAACAAAGCCTTAAACCATTCAAGCTTATATCCAAAGTAAGCAATGCCAGGAAAGGTATCAATAATAAAATTGCTCAACAGATTGAGGATGCGTGGAAAGACTACTGCAAGGCCGGTAATTTTGAAGCTAGCGGTAGGTACAGCCTTGAAGAATCCCTAAACCAGATGATCCAGGCTTGGGCGGTTGATGGGGAGCTATTGCTTAGAAGGTTAAGAGGCAAAGGCCCACACGGTTACCAAGTCCAGCTTGTTAACACTGATCTACTTGCTAAAGACACAATGGTACAGAATGCATCTGGCCCTTATGCGATGGGTATAGAAAGGGACGAATGGGATAGCCCTAAATTCTATTGGATGCATTCTAAGTTTATGCAGGAGTCTGCACAAGGTGGCAAGCTGCTAAAGCTCCCTGCCTCCGATGTGATCCATGCATTCCGGCCTCATCAGATTGGGGCCTGCCGTGGCCTGCCGACCGCCATGGCGTCCATACCCACAATCCGGCTGTTGGATGACTACCGGAAAGCGGAGCTAGTCGCGGCCAAGATCGGCGCGTGTATGGCCGTCTTCTATACTCAGGACGGCACTCTCACCTCAGACCCATACAACGGTTCGGCGGCTGGCCCTGCGGCTGGGCTGGCTGGTACAGGAACCTCTCTTATTGCGATGCCTTCAAGCGGAGCGATCCCCGGCCAAATCCTGAAACCGGGTATCACCCCCAACCATATTTCCCCAGGCATGGCAGAGGCTCTACCCGCTGGAATTACCCCGCACTTTTTGACGCCCAGCCATCCTAACACCGCTTATGAAGCGTATAACAATAACTGCAAACTAGACATAGCCGCAGGCATTGGCCTTAGTTACAATACACTGTACTCAGATTGGCAAAGCACTAGCTTTAGCTCTATGAAGGCGGCTTACAATCAGGACAAACAATTTATTGAGGATTTACAAGATTTCTTCATTACTAAGGTGCTGGACGTAATCTATGAGGATTGGTTGGATTATGCCTGTATGTCTGGTGTGCTGGACCTAGCCCCCATAGCTGGAAGCTATGACATTTACAAAGATCATAAATTCATCCGCCCAGCCTTCCCAATGCCTGATCCTCTTAAGGATATTCAAGCTCAAGTTTCGGATTTTGCATTAGGCACCACCTCTAAGTCTAGGCTTGTAGCCGCTAGGGGTGAGAATTACGAAGAGATCCTTATTGAACGGCAGAGAGATAGGGAGCTAGAGCTTAAGTATGGGGAGTCGGATCAAACCCCAACCCCATCGAATGATCCCGCATTCGGGAAGCCAGGGGCACCCGCTAATACTCCGATACAGGAGCCAATAGGGCAGGGGGTGCAGCCCAGCAACGCCCCAACGAATCCACCGGCTCCTAAAGCTAAAATCTAGACCATTTAAAGAATTTATTATTTAGAGGTAACCGTGAAAATTAACAAATATCAAAAGAAATCATCTAGCATTGAATGCAACGTACCAAATGATGATGGTAGCTATAATGTCAGCTTTAGCTCTGAAAAACCAGGACGTAGACCCTATGGGATTGAGTGCGTAAAGCATGATCCAGGCAGTGTTAATCTTGATAATGCTGTTACAGGATTGCCTCTGCTATGGAACCACGATACATCAAAAATTATTGGTCGGGCTGAAAATGTGCATATTGATCCAACCGATAAGCGCGGCAAATGCCAAATTAGATTTTTCAGTGACTCTGAATCTCAAAAAGTAGCAGATTGGGTTAAGCAGGGACATGATTGCATCAGCTATCGATATAGTATTGATGATTACAAAATTGATAAAACCGCTAATCCACCAATTGTAAATATTACAAAGTCAACCGTTAAAGAAATTTCCGTTGTGGCTGTTCCCTTTGATGGAACCGTAGGGGTGAACAAGGGGTTGGACGATGAAGAGACGATTGATATTGATCTAGAGGTGATCAAATCGGTTGAGTCTGATACTATCGTTAACCATATTGATGAAACAAAAGACGACCAAATTAAGCAACCAGTTGTCGAAATTGAAACAACTGTAGAAGTTATTGATAGAGACAAATCTGTTGAGGCTATGCCCGTTACAGAAACCATTTTTGAGGTAAACCATATGACTCCAGAGGAACGTAAGGCACTAAATGCTCTTTCCGCTTTCGCAATCAAGAATGATTGTGTAAAGGTGTTTGACGAGCTTTCTGCATCTGATAAGAGCTTGGATGAGATTAAATCCGCCCTATTCGATGAAATCTCATCCCGCAATACTCCTGTATCAACCGCCAATCAGGGACTTACCAACATTGAGGATGTTAAGACCTTACAGAAAGATTTTAGCTTTGCCAGAGCATTTGCCGCAAAGACAACTGGAGATTGGAAAGACGCAGGTTTTGAGGCTGACGTGCAGAGACAGTGGGCAGATAAGAACCCTTCCTATAACGGCAAGAGCCTGATTATCCCTCTGGATGCCTTCAAGGCCGGGTCTGCTAACTCTATGGCTATCACGGGTGCGGGTTCCAATTTCCTGTTTACCCAGTATGCCGGTTTCCTGGAAATGCTCCGTCCTAAGTCTGTCCTCATCAACAATGGGGCACAGGTAATGCCCGGTCTCTCCGCAAATATGAAAATGATCGTTGAGAATGCAGCTCCCTCAACATACTGGATTGCAGAAAACAGCGGCACTGACGTTGCGGTTTCAGCAT